GACGAGCTGTGGCGCGTGGCGACGGGCTTGCAGGCCAGAGTGGACAATACCAGCCCTATCGGTATAATAGGCATTAACCCCGCAGACGCGCTCGGCGCAGAAGGCACCTGATGGACCCCGAGAACGAAATGCCCGACGGCGAGATGGTGCCTATGGACGCCGAGCCTGCGCCTGACGTTGAGGACACCGAAGACGGCGGTGCCATCGTCACGCTGGACGAGGATATCCCGAGCGACGGGTCGTCGGACTTCTACGTCAACCTTGCCGAGGACCTGCCCGAGCCGCAGCTTGCCAAGCTGGCCTCGCAATTCCTTGAACTGATCACGCGCGACCGCGAGGCGCGCAAGAAGCGCGACGAGCAGTACGAGGAGGGCATACGCCGCACGGGTCTGGGCGACGACGCACCGGGCGGTGCCCAGTTCCAAGGCGCGTCCAAGGTCGTGCACCCCATGATGACCGAGGTGTGCGTGGACTTCAGCGCACGCGCCATCAAGGAACTGTTTCCGCCTCAAGGCCCAGTGCGCGATTTCATACCCGGCACGCTCACGCCCGAAAAGGTGGAGAAGGCCGAGCGCAAGACCAAGTACATGAACTGGCAGCTTACGACGCAGGCCACGGAGTTCCGCTCCGAGCTTGAGCAGTTGCTGACGCAGGTGCCGCTGGGCGGCGCGCAGTATCTGAAGCTGTCATGGGACGAGGGGCGCAACCGCCCGCAATTCCTGTTCGTCGCCATCGACGACATGTACCTGCCGTTCGCGGCCACCAATTTCTACACGGCGCAGCGCAAGACGCACGTGCAGTATCTGACCGAACTGGACTACCGCCAGCGCGTCAAGTCGGGCATGTACCGCGACGTGGACGTGGGGCACACGGGCACCGAGCCAGACCGATCCGCGTCTGACGTCGCCAATGACAAGATCGAGGGGCGCAGCGACACGTCCTACAACGAGGACGGCCTGCGCACCGTATTCGAAATTTACTGCTACGCAGACGTTGAGGACGACACGGACGGACCCGCGCCGTACATCATCAGCGTGGACAAGACGTCCTCGAAGGTGCTGGCCATATACCGAAACTGGGATGAGCAGGACGAGACCCGCGAAGAGTTGCAGTGGGTCGTGGAGTTCCCGTTCGTGCCGTGGCGCGGTGCCTACCCCATCGGCCTGCCGCACATGATCGGCGGCATCTCTGCGGCGGCCACGGGTGCCCTGCGCGCCCTGATGGACGCGGCGCACATTAGCAACAGCCAGACCATGCTCAAGCTCAAGGGCGGGTCACGAGGCGGCCAGTCCCTGAATATCCAGCCCACGCAGGTGGAGGAGATCGAGGGCGGCCTGAATGTGGACGACGTGCGCAAGATCGCTATGCCGCTGCCATTCAACCCGCCATCGCCGGTCCTGTTCCAACTGCTCGGCTTCTTAGTCGATGCCGGTAAGGGCGTGATCCGCACCACGATGGAGGAAGTCGGCGACGGCAACCCGAACGCGCCAGTGGGCACCACGCTGGCACGCCTCGAGCAGGGCATGGTGGTGTTCAGTGCCATCCACGCGCGCCTGCACAACTCGATGGCGCGCGTTCTGGCGATCCTGCACCGCCTCAACGGTATGTACCTCAGCGACGCCGAGGAGAGAGAAGAACTGGGCGAGGACATCGCCAAGCGCTCGGACTTCGAAGGGCCGATGGACGTCGTGCCGGTATCGGACCCGAACATCTTCTCCGAAAGCCAGCGCTATGCGCAGGTGCAGGCCGTGGCGCAACGCGCGCAGCAGATGCCGCAACTGTACGACGCGCGCAAGGTCGAGGAGCGCGTGCTCGAAACGCTCAAGGTGCCGAACGCCAAAGAGCTACTGGTCAAGCCAATTGAGCCGCAAGAGCAGAACGCTGTGCAGGAAAACGTGGTGGCCACGATGGGCAAGCCCGTGGTGGCGTTCCCAGAGCAGGATCACATCGCGCACCTCAAGACGCACTTGGCGTACATGCTGTCTCCCGCACTGGGCATGAGCCAACTGATCGCGCCGACCTACCTGCCCGTCATGATCTCGCACCTCAAGGAGCACATCTCCATGTGGTACGCGTCCGCCGTTTCGGACTTGGCGGATCAGGCTGCGGGCGTTGACGTGGGCAAGGCCCTCGAGGAGATGAAAGACCCAGACCAGAAGCGATCCGTGGATCGCATGCTGGCCGAGGCGTCCCAGTCAGTGGCGGCAGAGGCAGGCAGCGTCTTTGCGGCCCTGCCCGACGCCATCAAGCAGGCCACGGATATGCTGGCCAAGTTCCAACCGCCGCCTCCCGCCGATCCGACGCAGAGCCTCATGGCCGAAGTGCAGCGCAAACAGGCCGCAGATCAGCAGCAGATGCAGCTCGAAGGTCAGAAACTGCAAATCGCGCAGCAAAAGGCCCAGACCGACGCACAGATCGCCGCGCAAAAGCTGCAAAGCGACATGCAATCCGAGCAAATGCGCGCGAGTGTGGACCTGCAAACGGCCCAGATCGACGCGCAGACCGAGGCACAGCGCCAAGATCGCGAAGATCAGCGCAAAGCCGCCGAAATTCAGGCGCGTCTGGACATGAACCAAGCCGACAATCTGACCGCGATGCAATTGGCGCAGTTGGAAGTCACATCTGGTGAGAAATTCGCGGTGTCTACTGGCACCGGGATCAACCCGTAACGGAGGAATGACTATGGCTGTAGACACCAAATCCCCAAAAGCTAGCAAGCCTGCGGATAACGAGGGCATTCGCCTGCACAAGCGTCTGGCTATGGGCCAAGACGCCGAAACCGGCGCGGGCAAGGGTCCGTTCGGCACCGGCAGCACGGGCAAGAAGACGCCCGCATGATCAGAATTGAGGTGTTGTTGCGGCGCTTGGAGGACGAGCAGACCCTGCTCGCACGAGAAGCGCTGCAACAGCCTCAAGGTCGCGATGCGTTCGATTACGGGCGCAGCGTCGGCCTATACGCCGGGCTGGAACACGCCAAGTCAATTTTGGTTGACATGGTTGCGGAGAAAGAACGGCGCGACTTCGACCTCTAACCTGCATGGGAGCACGCATGCAAGAACTAGCCAATAAGATTTCGTTTGACTACTCAAGTTTGGATGACGCCTTCCCGCCCGCAGACGCAGGCGTGACGCCCTTTGGCTCGCGCGTACTGGTTCAAATCCGTACACCCAAGAAGCAGACCAAGGGCGGTATCATTCTCACGTCGGAAAGCCGACAGGATGAGATTTACAATACACAGGTGGCCAAGGTTATCGGCGTCGGCTCGCTTGCGTTCAAAAATCGTAACACTATGGAACCGTGGCCCGAGGGATCGTGGTGCGAAGTCGGTGACTTCGTGCGCGTGCCTCGTTACGGCGGCGACAAGTGGACGGTGAAGACCGACGACGGCGAAGATGACGCCATTGTCGTAATTTTTAATGACCTCGACTTAGTGGGCAAGGTGACCGGCGACCCGCTGGCCATCAAGGCCTTCCTATAAGCCTGAAAGGAGGCAGTCATGTCAAACAACCAACTGAACGAAGACGACGACGAGGAACTCGTAGCCGTAGAGACGCCGCTAGATGACGACGGCGAAGACAGCCGCATCGCCGATGACGAGGATGACGACGAGGACGAGCGCCTCTCCGAAAGCCAAGACGACAGCGACGGCGAGGTAACCAGCCGCAATCGCCGCAAGCGTATCAAGCGCCGTGACGTGCGCAAGAATGCCAAAGAAAACGCCGAGCGCGAGTTGCAATACCTGCGCGAACAGAACGAGGCGCTCATGCGCCGCGTGTCGGCGGTTGAGGGCAATGCCCTTGATCACAATGAGCTGGCAATCGACCAACGCTTCAGCCAAGCCGTTCGCGAGGCCAAGCAGGCCGAGACGATCATTGCGCGCGCTGTGGAGGCTGGCAACGGCGACGACGTTGCGGTGGCCATGCGCCTGCGCGACGAGGCCAATGCGCGTGCGCAGCAGCTATACGCGGCCAAGCAGCAGGTGGCTCAGGCCAAGCAAGTCGCAAGCGCGCCCGCCGTGGACACGCGCGTGACGTCTCTGGCGCAGGAGTGGCTGGCGGCCAACACTTGGTACGACCCGCAGGGCCGTGACGAGGAAAGCGCCATCACTAAGGCCATCGACAGCCAACTCGTGCGCGACGGCTACAACCCCGCGTCCATAGACTATTGGCAGGAGCTTACGCAACGCGTATCTGCTCGGCTGGGCACGGACGACGCGCCAGCACGCAATACCCAAAACGGTCGCCGCAAGGCCCCGCCTATGGGAAATACCCGCGAACACGCACCCGCGAGCACGAAGCGAGAAGTGTACGTGACACCCGAGAGAAAACAGGCTATGATAGACGCAGGTATATGGGACGATCCGGTAAAACGGACCCGTATGCTCAAGACTTATCAGGCCTACGACAAAAATTCGGCACGCTAAAGGAGTATGCCAATTATGATCGAAGCTGATGAACGTCTTAAAAAGGAACCGGGTGCTGGACGGCGCTCCCGCGCAATGAGTGACCGAGCGGTCACCGAGCGACGGGATATAAGCGATGACGACCGGCTTGAAATGTTCCGAATGTCGCTACACAACGATGCACTTCCTGATCTTCCGTTAATTCCCGGTTATCATGTGTGTTGGCTGACTACCTCCAACCCGCGCGACAGTATCCACCGTCGCATGCAGTTGGGCTATGAGCCTGTAAAACCCGACGAAGTGCCCGGCATGGAATATGCCACACAGAAGACGGGCGACTGGCAAGGGATGGTGGCAGTCAACGAAATGCTTGCGTTTAAGCTGCCCTTGAGCTTGTACAACAAGTTCATGCAGGAAGCTCACCACAATGCACCTGCTCGCGAAGAAGATAAACTTGCAGATACCGCAGACTTCATGCGGCAGCAGGCGCAAGCTTCAGGCAGCACACTGTACGAAGGAGACGGGATGCAAGACTTGCATCAGAAAAATCCCGCCCGAGGCATCTTTGATGACTAAGGCGGATCACCGTTAACTTTTTCATGAGGTAAGGCTATGTCTACTGTTTCACAGCCGTTCGGCCTCCGTCCCGCATTTTCGCCTTCCGGTGTGGTCCGCCCCACCGCGTATTCGATTTTGACTGGGTATGCGGCGAACATTTTTGGTAACCAGCCCGTTAAGATCGGCACCAATGGTACCATCGAAGCTGCCGCCATCGGCGACCGTTTCATTGGCTCCTTCCAAGGTGTTGAGTTCACGGACGCAGACGGTCGTCGTCGCGTGTCCAATAAGTGGACAACTGGCACCGCAGCCACCGACATCGTGGCCTACGTTACGCTTGATCCTACCATCGTGTACGAAATTCAAGCCAATGCAACCCTGACCGTGGATGACATTGGTAAGCAATTTGACTTCACCGTGATCACCGCAGGTTCGACCGTCGTTGGCCTTAGCCAAATCATGCTCGATGTTGCTTCCGCCACCACCAACGCCTCGCTGCGCGTGATCGGTTTGTCGCCCGGTCCTGACAACAACTGGGGTGATAACTTCCCCATCGTTGAAGTTCAGGTTTCCGAGCATCAAATGGTCGCCGACCGCGCCGCATTCTAAGGAGGGCTTAAACTATGGCTACGCCAATGCGTTCAACAGACTTTAGGTCTATTGTTGAGCCGATCTTGAACGAAGAGTTCAACGGCATCTATGAGCAGCGCGCTGATGAGTGGAAGCAAGTCTTCGACGAATTCACCGGCATTCCCCGCAACTACCACGAAGAGCCTGTCCTGTACGGGTTCGGCGCGGCTCCCGAGCTGCCAGATGGCATGCCCGTCACCTACCAGTCCGGTGGCGTTCTGTTCATCCAGCGCTACGTCTACAAGGTCTACGGTCTGGCATTCGCCCTGACCAAGGTCCTCGTGGAAGACGGTGACCACATCCGTATCGGCCAGACCTACGCCCGTCACTTGGCGCAGTCCCTGATCGAGACGAAGGAAACCCTCTGCGCCAACGTCCTAAACCGCGCCTTCAACGCCTCTTATACCGGCGGCGACGGTGTGGCTCTTGTGGCCAACAACCACCCAATCGTGAACGGCACCTTCTCGAACGTGCTGTCCACCGCAGCCAACCTGTCGCAAACCTCGCTCGAGCAAATCCTCGTGCAAGTTCGCAACGCGGTTGACAACAACGGCAAGCGCATCCGGCTCACGCCGCAGAAGCTCGTCGTCGGCCCATCCAACGTCTTCCAAGCTGAAGTGCTGTTGAAGTCTGTCCTGCGCGCAGGTACCGGCAACAACGACATCAACCCTGTGAAGTCGATGGGCCTGCTGGACGGCGGACAAGCCAACCTCTCGCGTATCACCTCCACCACCGCTTGGTGGGTGCAGACCGATGCGCCAGAAGGCTTGAAGCTGGCCAAGCGTCGCGGCCTTGAAAAGAGCATGGAAGGTGACTTCGAAACCGACAGCATGCGCTACAAGGCTACCGAGCGTTACGCTGTGGGTTGGACCGATCCACGCGGCGTTTACGGCACCGCTGGCCTGTAACTGAGACACGGGGCCGATCTGAGAAGGTCGGCCCCATCTCATAGGAGAAAAATATGTCTCAAACTCTCTGGTCCGGCCCCCTCGCCTCTGGCGATAAGCAAGCCGGTGCTGCCGGTGGCCCGAATGTCGGCTTTGTCGTTCTGTCGCAAAACGTACTGATTAACTTCGATACGACCCTTGTGCAAAACGCCACGCTGAATTTGCCGCTAGGTTCGCGCATCCTTAACGTCTTCTCGGACGTTATCACGGCCTACAACAGCGCCACCTCGGCCACGCTGTCAATTGGTACCTCAACTGGTGACACCACGTATGTGAGCGGCGTCAATGCAAAGACTGCCGCGCGCACCACGCCTACCTTTACCGCTGCACAGCTAACCGCTATGGGTAGCACGGCTGCGGCTGCCGTCGTGACTACCGTGACTTCGGTTGGCCAGCCAACCGCCGGTCAGGTTCGCGTTACTATCCAGTACGTGCAAACCACGTCGCAAGACTAAATTAAAGGGGCCGTCTTCGGACGGCCCTTTATCTCTACAAAGGATTGAGCAATGATCCCTATCGTACTCTCCAAGACAGGGGCAGGCAACAGCGCTACCGCGCCGCTTGACATGCATGGCCGTCCTGAGATTTCTTTGCAAGTTAACGTCACGGGCACTGTAAACTACACGGTGCAGCAGACCCTTAACGATCCGTTCGGTACCGCCGCGCTAGTTTGGATTGACCATCCCGACGTCAACCTCGTGTCGCAGACGGTTAACCGGCAGGGCAACTACGCGTATGTGCCTCGAGCGGTGCGCCTCGTCGTGAACAGCGGCGCTGGCACGGCATCGCTTACAATTCTGCAATCTGGCATCAGAGGCTAAAATATGTCCACGGGGCTGTACAGCGGCGCGTCTGGACTTTCGTTCGGCACAGGCCTGTATAAAAACCGTTTGGGGCTGTTCAGCGGCGCGTCCGGTTTGATTACCGGCACGGGGCCGACCCCAGCCCTGTCGCTATATTTTTTGAGCGGCAGCACGCTAGACCCTCGTATCACCTTCTCACGCGGCACCAACGCCACCCTGATTGACAGCACTGGCCAACTGACGTTTGCGCCCAGCAATATGCTGATCAACAGCGAAGGCTTTGGCAGCACCAGTTGGGTCAAGGGAGGCACAACAACTGTAGCCTCAAACACAGTAGTTGCGCCAGACGGAACGACAACAGCCGACTCGGTTACATTACCGGGTGCTTCATTAATACGTCAAAATGCCACGGGCATAGTTGGCGTAAATTATTCCGTTTCAGTTTGGCTTAGGGCCGACGCCCCCCAAAGCGTTAGGCTTGTGTCCAATACGGATACGGCAGTTGTTGTTGCCACCACTTGCTCGGTAACTACCGCATGGCAAAGATTTTCGTTGGTCAGGGTTATGCCCGCTGGCGCGACAACCGTAAGCCTTCAATTGGATGTAAGTGGATTAACGGGAGGGTTAACCTTTTATGTTTGGGGCGCTCAATTGGGTGCCGTCACATACGAAACCGAACCTCGCGCCTACAATAGCACCACGCCTAAAAATCTGCTGGCTCGAACTGAAGAATTTGATAATGCAACTTGGGTTAAAAATACATCTAGTATAACCGCAAATGTTGTAGCTGACCCAAACGGAAATCAAACCGCAGATAAATTAGTTGAAGATAATACAACGGGCGGGCATTTTTTTACTCAAAGCTACACGTATGTTGCGGGCGTTCCGTATACATACAGCATTTATCTTAAAGCGGCTGAAAGACAATACGCTCAACTTGTGTTTATCAACACATCATTTGGGGTAAATTTAGTTGCTGGATTTGATCTGGTAAACGGCGCAACTGTTGTAAGTGCCGGAGCTACATCCTCAATTACGGCTGTGGGCAATGGTTGGTATCGTTGTTCCATTACCGCAACCGCAACCGCTTCGGCTGGGTCTAACCTTCAGATGCGCATGACCAACTCATTAACCACGACTACTGGCTCTTACGCAGGGGACGGTACGTCTGGTTTATATGTTTGGGGCGCTCAATTGTCCGACAGCGCGTCATTAGATGCATATGTCTATAATCCCGTAGCGGCCATAGTTTCAGCGGCCTATTATGGCCCACGCTTTGACTATAACCCAACAACCCTTGCGCCGTTAGGCTTGCTAATCGAAGAAGCACGGACAAACCTGCTGCTTAATAGCCAAACCCTGTCCACGCAAAATGTTACAACCACGGCCCAAGCCTATACGCTTTCGTTTTATGGGACGGGCACGGTCACGCTTTCTGGTACGTCCACGGCGGGTCCATTGGTCGGCACTGGCGCATTCCCCAATCGCGTAAGCCTTACATTTACGCCAACGGCTGGCGCATTGACGCTTACGGTAACTGGCACCGTATCCAATGCCCAATTGGAAGCGGGCGGCTTTGCCACGTCTTATATTTTTACCGGAGGTGCGTCCGTTACTCGCTCGGCTGACGTTGCCACAATGGTCGGCAATAACTTCTCCAATTGGTACAATCAAACCACCGGAACGCTTGCGGTTTCGTTTGATGCTTCGGCTAATGCCAATGCAACGTATGTGTCGGCCTCAAATGGTTCAATTGTACAGAACTCCATACATATTGATAATGACAGCGGTAACATGAGGGCCGTGTACTATTCTGGTTCCGCAGAAGTAGCTGCGCTTGTGTTAGGCGCAATTGGCACAGCAGGAACGGCAAACAAGATCGCCACGGCTTATGCGGTTAACGATTTTGCGGCATCGCGCAATGGCGGCACGGTTGCCACCGATACGTCCGGCGCATTGCCTGTTTCGCTGACCCAATTGAACATTGGCGTAGATGACCGCTTGTCGGCAATCTACTACACATCCAATCACATCAAGGCCATCACGTACTACAACACCCGCCTTAGCGACGCGCAATTGCAGGCAATATCGACATGATTGACCTTTATCTAAAAGCCACCAGCAAGGCCAAGATGGACGCCGCGCTATTGGCCTCGGGCCTGTTTGCGTATTTCGATGGCGAGCTTTATCCAGTGGACGCAACTGTCCTTCTGGATAGGGTGGGATCGTCGCCTGCTGACAGCACCGAGCGCGGCCATTTTGTTAATTTGCGGCTCATCTACGCGGATGAGGTACCGGCGGCTCTGGTGGACCTGCAAACAAACCCCGCAACCCCTTGGCGCGTTTGGGCCTAAAGGATATTTAGATGGCTAACGTAAAAATATCGGGAATGACTGCCGGTTCCGCGCTAGACGGAACCGAAAAGTTTGAGGCCATACAGGGCGCGACGCCAGCCACCGTGGCCCTCACCTCTCCGCAGCTTAAGACTTTCACGACGAAGTACGACTATACGTACAACGTGCCGGTCACCGGCTTCACGCTGACAATCGGCGCGGGCATACAGGCTCTGGTCCTAAACCCTGCGGGCACGCTGGCCACAGGCACGGTGACTATGCCCGCCGCGCCCGTAGACGGGCAGGTGACGAGCGTGAGCAGCACGCAGACCATCACGACGCTGACGGTGTCCCCCAACGCGGGGCAGTCCATCGCCAATGCGCCCACCACCCTTGCAGCCGGTGCAGGCTTTCGGTATCTTTACCGCGCCGCCAACACGACATGGTATAGGGTTTATTAAATATGGCCGATCTGTCTTTTGCACCTAAAGCGGCGGCGGCCAAGGCAGAGATTGACGACGCGCTTGCGTTCTTGAAGCCCGCCGTAAACGCCGTCGCGCAGCACACGCAGGTGACGCCGCAGGGTCTTAATGTTGGTGGAACGCTGCCTGTAGGGCCGGGCCAGCTTAACATGAACGCGGGTGTGCAATTGCCCGGCGCGGAGCAGGGCGGTCCTGCGCAATTGCAAAACCTAGCGGCACGATATCAAATGCCTTTGGCCGGTGGCCAACTGGGCATAGGCGCGCAAGGCTTGCCCTCGCAACTCCAAAATTTGGGTGTCGATTTCTCCAAAGGAAACACCCAACTTGGTGTAAACTACTCTCCGCAGCAGCAGGGCGTTAACCTTAGTGTACGTAGGCAATTCGCAAAAGGCGGTGCCGTAAAGACCCTAAGCGTCAAGCGCAAGGCTCTGACAGTCAAACGCAAAACCGCCTCTGCGGCGAGCAAGAAAGGTAAGTAAGATGGACGGTTTCAAGAACAGCACGCGCACCCAGTACGACACCGGCTGCGGCTACGCCAAAGGCGGCGCGGCCAAGATCGGCAAGGTTATGGGCGAGTTTGCGGCTGGCAAGCTACACAGCGGCTCCAAGAAGGGTCCCGAAGTCACCAGCAAGAAGCAGGCTATGGCCATCGCCATGAGCGAAGCCAACAGTTCCAAGAAGCCGGTTAAGAAGGCGCACGGCGGGCGTCCTATGACCGAACAGGAAATGAATATGGCCTATGAAGACCGAATGATTGGGCTTCAGCCAGAGCAGCCTTTGCCCCGCAAGGCGCTCATGGTACGCAACGCGCGCGCCGCCGCCCCTAAGCGCGAGCCAATGGTTGTGGCCAAGAAGACTACGGTCACTATGGCCCCTAAGACCGATATGATGCCAAAGAACGCCAACGCCGTTGAGCGCCTGCTGGCCATGAAGGCAGGACGTCCTTTGAAAAAGGGCGGCAGCGTTAAGGGTTCTAAGGTGCCTGTAAGCGAAAAGGCTACGGGCGAAACCTACGTCTCCAAAAAGGCCATGATGAAGCACGAGGCCTCCGAGCCTCGCGCCACTAAAATGGCCGAGGGCGAAATTAAGAAGCAAGTTGGCGGCATGGCCACGTCTGTGCGCTCTACGCCAGAAGCAGAGGCCCGTGATCGCGGCTTTATCGAGGCGCGCTCCGTTCCTATGCGCGAAATGGTTAATAAATCTGGTTACAAAAAGGGCGGCAAAACCGGCTATAAAATGGGCGGCAGCATCCCTTGCTAATTTAGATACTAGGGCGTTCAGTTTACACTGAACGCCCATTACGATATACTTTAACCGCCAGAAAGGTCCGCTCTTGCTAGTGGGCTGCTGCGTTAAACAGCGAGCAGGACCATATGGCATTTTCTAACACCGTATCTCAAA